CTAGTATTATCATTTGTAGTGGTCCTGTGATAGTTGAATAATTGCATAATGAATAACCTTCATCAAGTCGGCTTTATTATGCCCCTCTTTTTTGCCGTATCGTTGGGCATATTTTATAATATTACCTATACAAAATCCTTCGCCGTGTCCGTTTTCAATAATTAGTTCAGTTGCTTGTTTGGGTTCTTGAGCATAGTGTGAAGAATAAGTATCATCAATGTATGTTTTGATATCAAATAGAATTTCTGCTTCTGAGAATTTATAATTTTTGTTTTCGTGTGTTCGGATTCTTTCTCGTTGTAGTTCTCTCATATAATCGTTTGTGGTCATTTTTGTCGATGGAGTGCCTTGATATATCTCTTTTGCGTTTGGTGTCCATTTAGTGTTATATTTACCAGAAATTTCAGTTCTGGCCACATTAGCTTCCATTGCCTTTTTAAATAGATTATCGCTCATAAAGATATTCTTTTATCTTTGATTAAGAATTTTTGTTGTTCTGTAAAAGACATATCAAGATTGGCAATAATCTTATTTCGTATAGTGTCAGTATCCATTGCCAATATCTTACAATAGTTTACAAATTCAGGATGTAGACCAACAATCCAATCGATTGCGTCCATTTTAAATTTGACTTTATCTTTAACTTCACCAACATAAGTAGTATCTACAATTGCTTGAGAAATAATTGCTACAATAAAATTTTCTTCGGCTGTCATGTTTGACTCCATATAATTGCATTAATAATAAGTAATATAATAATTATCCAGTTTTTCATAAACTAACTCCTGTCGCCATAGCAATTCCTTTTTTATAAATTTGTCGAGCTCGTTCTACAGTAATATCAAATTCTTCGCCAATTTCTCGAAATGTTAAATTGTCGATAGTTCTTAATTTGTATATTTCTCTCATTCGTAAATTTGGTTCGCCTTTTTTTATCATCTTGGCGCCTTCCCATGGAGTATAATCACTCATATAAACCATTTTACTTAACATTGCATTATAATTTATCATTTTAATATACCTTGCTCCACTTTAGCCTTATTAATAATAGTGTCAAACTTTGATTGCAAGACAGGGTCTGGAACATGCCAGCCATCCATACCTGCATTGATAAGTATTTCTTTAAGGCGTCTATTCTCAGCCTCAAGTTTGTTTACTTTATCACACATTCTTTCAAATCTTGCATTTATACGGTCCTCTCTGCGGCCGACTTTCAATCTATTTCCAACTTTCATAATATATTTTCTCCTTTATTTTATATCCATATTTCTAAATATTCTTTTGAATATTCAGATAATAACCAAGTCCTTTCTAAATCTAACTCAAGTCCACAACAATAGTCATCAAGCCATATTCGGCGAACAACGCCTTCTTTTTCTAAAACTCTAACTTCACTTAACTTTATACCACTTTGTTGGAGTATAGAGCGTTCAGTTTCTCGCTTATCTTCATCGCCAGAATAACAAAGACTTATAACGCCCTTGTTAGAACTAGAATAGTCAGAACGACCAACGACTTTGTGTATTAAATCTGTAACTGTCATTTTCTCACCTTTTTTCATCATAATATAACTATATTATACACTATTGGTGAGCCGAAGTCAAGGACTTTCTGGATTATTTACTGGAATAAATTTGAAATTTCTAGAAGTCATGAAATCCGTTGATTTTGTACTGGATTTGCACTATTTTGATGTCTTTTTGCGTGTTTTTCGGGGATTGACTGGAATTTGACTGTAATTTTTCGTCTTTACCGACTTTTTTGCTCGTTCCAACAACTTTATCGTCTGTTTTTCGCCTAACATTACGGAAAAACACTCCAAAATCAACTCAAAACAGATATAAACCGTTTTTTCGATGGATTTTGGATATTTCTCTAATAGAGTTACAAAGTCGTTTTCAATATCCGTCTTAGATATTCGTTTATCATCCATAATTAGTATTATACATTAATTCGGAACGATTGTCAAGCGATTATAAATAGTTTAAAGCAATCTTTATTAAAGGAAAAAACTATGCATGAGTATAAAGTAAAAATTTTAAAAGTAGTTGACGGAGATACAGTTGATGTCGATATTGATTTAGGATTTGGTATCTGGCTTAAAAAAGAAAGAGTACGAATTATGGGAATTGATACTCCAGAATCAAGAACTAGTGATAAAGTAGAAAAGGTATTTGGTCTTGCGGCAAAAGAAAGATTAATTTCACTTTTGGGTTCAGAAGCAATCTTAGAAACACAAGTCAGTAAAGGTGGCGAAGATATGAAAGGTAAGTTTGGTCGTATTCTTGGCAACTTCACATCAATCAATGGTGAAAAATGCGCCGCTGTGTTGATGAGAGAAGGTCACGCTGTTGCATATACTGGCGGCAGTAAAGAAGCAAACCAAATGAAGCATTTAGCAAACAGGCAAGCGTTGGTCGACAAAGGCGCTGTTATCGTTCCTGAAGGTATGACTGTAACTAAACCTGCAATAAATCAAAAGCCGGTTGAAGTTGTTGAAAATGACCCGCCGAATGTGAAAACTGTACCACCAAAGAAAACGACTACTAAGAAGAAAACTACTAAGAAAACAACTGCTAAGAAGAAATAATGGCAGCCGCACAACGAATGACGGACGCCAATACTGGGGGCGGAACAATTATTTCTGTTCCTCAATCTACTGTCTATGCGAACAGTAAATTGCTTTCAGTAAACGGTTCTTCAGTTAGTTCACACGGCACAGGTCTTGATACCCACCCTGTTCTTCCAACTGCAAATGGAAGTTCGACTGTGTTTGCTGGTGGGACTGCTGTTAATAGAACGGGTGATGCTGATAGTTGTGGACATACAAGAACAGGTGGTTCTTCTAATGTAAATATTGGGTAAATCGTTATAAATATAAACATAACGGAGAGGTTGCTAAATGTCAAGGTATGATGCCACACAAACTAATGAAAGTACAAGAAGTTCCAAGATTTATAAGGACCTGAATTTGAACTTTGAGCAAAATACTGCAACAAAAGATATTCAAAAGATAAAAGATATTGAAGCAGTAAAAAGAAGTGTAAGAAATCTGATTAATACGAATCATTATGAAAAGCCTTTTCACCCCGAAATCGGTTCTAATTTGAGAGCAATGTTGTTTGAGTTAATGACTCCTCAAATGAATCATGTAATTAGTAAACAAATTGAGAACTTAATTAATAATTATGAGCCAAGATGTAATTTAGTTCAAGTATTTACACAACCAAGAATTGATAGAAATGGATACTCTGTTCAAATATCGTTTCGTGTACAGAACCATCCAGATGAAGTAATAGTAGAATCCTTTTTAGAGAGATTAAGATAACATGGCAACCAAATTAGAAATTTCAGAATTAGACTTTGATGGAATCAAAGCAAACTTAAAAACCTTCTTATCACAACAGAACGAATTTACAGACTACAACTTTGAAGGTTCTGGTATGTCTGTTCTTCTCGACACATTAGCATATAATACACACTATTTAGCGTACAACGCCAATATGTTGGCAAACGAAATGTATCTCGATAGTGCTGACTTGCGTTCAAGTGTTGTGTCATTAGCAAAACAAGTTGGATACACTCCAACGAGTTGCACAGCTTCAACAGCAGTTCTTGATGTTCTAGTCAATAATGCTTCTGGCGCTTCTCTTACAATGTCAAGAGGAACTAAATTTACCACAACTGTTGATGGACAATCATATAGTTTTGTCAATAATGCTGATGTAAGTATTACGCCTGCTTCGGGTGTTTATCAATTTAATGACTTGACTGTTACTGAAGGCTCGTATTTAAATTACAAATATACAGTAAGTACATCCGATATCGACCAACGATTTATCATACCAAACGATAGTGTTGATACAACTACATTGACTGTTAAAGTTCAAGAATCTTCTTCAGACTCAACAACAAACACTTATACACTAGCAACTGGCATTACGGCATTGGATTCAACATCTAAAGTTTACTTTTTACAAGAAGTTGAAGGTGGTCGATTTGAAGTGTATTTTGGTGATGGTGTTTTAGGTAAAGCAATCGCTGATGGTAATATTGTTATATTAGATTATATCAACTGTAATAGAGATGGTCCAAACGGCGCTTCGTCTTTTACTCTGTCAGGAACAATCGGTGGATTTTCAAGTGCAACAGTTACAACAGATAGTAATGCATCTGGCGGAACTGGACTTGAATCAATTAGTTCAATAAAATATAATGCACCAAGAGATTATACCGCACAAGACAGAGCAGTTACAGCCGAAGATTATAAGGTTCTAGTAAAAACTTTATATGCAAATGCACAATCAGTCCAGGTTTATGGTGGAGAAGATGCGGCTACTCCTGATTATGGTAAAGTTTATATTTCCATCAAAGCAAAGTCGGGTTCAAACTTAACAGTTGCAACAAAAGAAAGTATTGTAACAAGTCTTAAAAAATATGCTGTTGCTTCAATAACGCCTGTAATTATAGACCCTGAAACAACTTATATCACGGTTGTTGTGAATTTCAAATACAATTCTGGCATAACAACTAAGGATGTAACAACACTTCAAACAAATGTGCTAAGCAAAATTGCAACTTACAACAACGATACATTAGAGGACTTTACTGGTATGTTTAGATACTCACAATTGGTTGAAGATATCAATAACGCAGATACATCTATTTTGAGTAATATTACAACTCTGAAGATGTACAAGTATATTACACCAACACTAAACTCGGCAGTAAAATATACACTTAATTTTAACAATGCCTTATATAATCCACATTCTGGACATAATGCGAGTGGTGGTGGTATTATTTCTTCAACAGGATTCAAAATCAATGACGACAGTTCTGCAAACGAACACTTCCTTGATGATGATGGCGCTGGTAATTTGAGGGTTTATTATCTAAGTGGTACAACAAGAGTTTATACAGATTCAACTTATGGTACAGTTAATTATACAACTGGCGAGGTTGTTCTAACATCTGCTCATTTAACATCTATTTCAAATGTTGATGGTGCAACCAGCACAAGAGTAAGAGTTTTTGTCATACCAAGTTCTAATGATATTGTGCCGGTACGAAATCAAGTTTTATCTATCGACACATCTAACTCAACTATAACTGGTGAAGTAGATGCGATTGTAAGTGGTAGTTCACAAGCGGGAACATCTTATACGACTTCCAGTAGTTATTCTTAATATAGTGGGTAATAATGGCCACGAAATATAAAACAAACAAGAGAAAACTTTCCTCACTTGTCAAACAACAGGTCCCAGAATTTGTCTTAACGGACCATCCTAAATTTGCTGAGTTTCTTTCGTCTTATTTCCTTTTCATGGAATCTGCCGAATTAAATTTAGAAACATTCACATCAATTGACAATATTCTTTTAGAAACTGAAGGAACTACTGACAGTTATGTGCTACTCGATAGAACAAATGCATTTAACTTGGACGCTGGCGGACAAATTGTTAGTGAACAAAATTCTGCAGCTGGTTCTTTTTTAAAAGATGAAGTTCTTACAGGTTCAACATCTGGCGCCACATCAACAGTTCTTGCAGAAGATATAACTACTAACTCCCGATTATTTGTTTCAGCAAACAATGCTTGGATTACAGGAGAAACTGTAACTGGTGGAACCTCGGGCGCCACAGCAAAAGTTGCTAAGTATCGTGCCAATCCTGTAGAAAATCTTCAACAACTTCTAAACTATTCCGACCCAGACCACACGATAAATGATTTCTTAGTTCAGATGAAAGAGGAATTTCTTAATACAATTCCAAAGAACACTCATAGTAGTGTAGACACAAGAAAATTAGTTAAAAATATTAAATCATTATATCGTGCAAAAGGAACAGCGAGGGCGAACAAGGCATTTTTTAAATTATTATTTAATGAAGATTCCGAAGTTTATACTCCGACAGATGATATGTTACGAGTGTCTGGCGGAAACTGGTCATCACAAAACTTCATTCGTTGTACACAGACAACGGCTCAAGCACTAAATGACACAATTGAATTAGTTGGTCAAACAATTACACAAGCAAACGACCCCTCTGATGATGATATAAATTTGGCAACTGCAATTGTAGAAAATGTTACTAAGTTTAGAGAAGGTAGTGTTGAGATTATTGAAGTAGTAATCAATTCTGAAACAACGACTGGAACTTTTATAACAGGGCAACTATTGACTGGCACAAGCAATGTTAATGATGAAGTAACTGTTAAGATGACCACAGCTCAAGTACTTTCAGGCACTACAATTACAAATGATGGAAGTACATTGACTGTTGGTGATGAAGCAACACTATCTGGTGGTGCAGGAGCTGGCGGAAGGATACAGGTCCGAGATATTTCTGGTGCAGGAGTATCTGAAGTTATTGTCAATGCAGCTGGTACAAATTATCAAGAAGGAGATACATTAACATTTAGTTCAGGAACCGCTGAAGCAAAAGTTTCTATCGTTGGTGGCGGATTTGCACCTGAAACAGGAAGTGTTGATGTTCATGTTGAATTAGAAACAGGAACAATTACAGGAACAGGCTCTGGAGACTTACTCTTAGAGGATGCGGTTGATACTGGTGCAGGTGGAAAATTTTTAGATTCTGCTTCTCAAATGGTTGATAGAGAAGTTAAGATTGAATTAGAAGGCAACGGTGGTTATGGAGCAGGACACATTTTAGCAGAAGAATCTGGAGGAACAGAAACATCTAATGTAATTTATATTGTCAATCAATCCCACGAACCAGACATGCCTTATAATATGGAACTAACAGACCATATTGTACAAGAAGATGACACTCAAGATGATACACAATATAGTGGAGATAAATTAGTTCAAGAAAACTCGACAGGCTCTGGAGATATAACAGATATACGAATGATTGCAAGTGGCTCTGGTTATACAACTTTACCAACAGCAACAATTTCTGGTGATAGGTTTATTTCGTTAGAGAATGCTACATCTTCTGAAACTACACCTTATAGTCGTATTCTTTTTGAAGATGGTGGTCGAGTACTATCAGATATTGCCTATGATGGCGCAAGTGCAACAGTCATACCGTTTGGTGATGATATTGGTCGAGCAACTTCATTAAACATTGTTGAACATGGAATTAATTATACATCTGCTCCAACATTTGCGTTTCCTCATTATGCGATTCTTAAAACTGTTTCAAGTACTATAAGCGCTGATGAAACATTTACTACAAATGTTAGTGGTGCAACAGGAACAGTTGTTGACTTTACATCACCTCTTTTAAAATATACAGCAACAACAAGTTCGTTAGAAGTTACAGATACGGTTACATTTTCTGGAGGCACAACTGCTGTTGTAGCAAAATCAGACCCACTTACAGGAACAGGCACAATTGGGGTTAATATTACAACTGATGGAAAATATGTTAATCAAGACGGACATCTTTCAGAAGGCTCTAAAAAAATTCAAGACAGTCTGTATTACCAAGATTATTCCTATGTTGTTAAAGTATCAGAAAGTATTAATAAGTGGAGAGATGCGCTCAAACGAGCAGTTCACCCAAGCGGATTCTATGTAACAGGTCAAGTAGATATTGCAACACAACTGAATGGTAGAGTAAAACAACCTGTTGGTGCTACATTAAGTTCTGGATTGTTCTCTGGTACTTCGGACAGTCCGATTTACATGAGATTGAATACTCTATTTAATACAATTTTTGGTAGACGAACAGGCGTTGGCTTGAAGTTTATGAGTAGTGCTGTTGAGTTAGATGGAAAAACTAAACGAAGTAGGGCGGCCGCAAATGCAGGATACTCTCCTACTGTGAGTACTGCGTTCACTAGTTCACATTACTTATCTGCTGGCGGAACAGTCATTGATGGAGTTACAGTAAAGGGTCAAAAAGATGTAAACTTATCACCAGAAACAACAATAGAAATGCAAGAAAGAAATAGAAACAGTTTTTATAGTTTAAACAGTTATAAAGTTCGTAATGTGAGTGTAAGTAATGGTTACGCTTATGGCGGACCAAGAGTTAAGAATTTAAGTGACCGTGCGTTTACAACTTTTGCCGCTAATAACGCAATCACTTTAGAAGGTGGTACTGGCGAAGGAGAGATATTACTAGAAAATGAGTCTGGAGTTTTACAACATCCACAATCAGATTCTTGGAGTACAACAGTAGCGGATTGGAACACTTTACGATTCATCGGCACACTAAATAGTAATGTTGATGGAGAAACAATGAGATTATCCGACATCAACGGAACTAATTCAAGTCAGAACCATAAAATCAATTGGGCTTTTCCTACTGAGGTAACGAAAAGTGCTTAGTAAATCATTATAAATAGATATAAAGAACATTAATTTAGGACAAAAACCATGGCAGCCATAATCACAAACAAGTTCAGAATAAATAATTCAAAGCAGTTCTATGAGTCTTTTTCGGAATCAGCAGCTGAAACATATTATTTGTTTATAGGAAGAGCACACGCTTGGGCATCAGACGCTGATGTACAAGGCAATACAATCGCAGAGGGAACAGACGCTTCGCCTCCAACACCGAATGATGATGTTTCATCAGAGTTCTATGCTTGGGACGATATGCTAGGTGCAAAAATTATAGCGTCTACAGATGTTTCTTATTGCATACCAAGACGAAATTGGACGACAGGCACAACTTATGATATGTACGAACACAACATAAGTTCATCAAACACATCAAATAGCGGAGCTTCAAATCTTTGGGATTCAACTTTTGTTGTAATGAATAGTGCATATGCAGTATATAAATGTATTGAAAATGATGGTGCAACAGCATCAACTACCGAACCAACTTCGACATCAAATTCAATATTTTCAACTGCTGATGGATATAAATGGAAATATATGTATTCATTAACATCTGCTGAAACTCTTAACTTTATGTCAACAGACTTCATTCATTGTTCAACTGACTCTACTGTATCAACGGCTGCCGTTGATGGTGCATTAGATACTGCATTGATTGTTGCTGGAGGTTCAAGTTATACTGTTAGTGGAGGAGGTGCCACAATTTCTGCAATCCCTATTCGTGGTGATGGCGCAAGTGGTGTTGCTTCAGTAACAATTAGTTCTGGCGCTGTATCGGCAGTTTCTATTACAACCGCTGGAACAGGATATACTTATGCATATATTCGTAACGCAGATATTATCGCTGCTACAAATGCTGGTGGTGCTGGTTCTGGTGCAAATATTAATGTAATCATTCCACCAAAGGGTGGTCATGGATATAATGCATTAACAGAATTGGGCGGATACTATGTGATGATAAACAAATCATTGACTGGTGCTGAAGGCACATCTGATATTGGTGTTAACAATGACTTTAGACGAATTGGTCTTGTAAGAAACCCATACAATTATGGAACAACAACGGTTGCAAGTGCAACAACTAGACGACAAATCTTTGCAGCTGTGTTCTCATCTGTAACAGGAACATTTACTGCTGACGAAGAAATCAATCAGGCGTCAACTGGTGCTGTTGGTAAAGTAATTGAATATGATGCAACGAACAAAATTTTATATTGGTATCAAACACGATTCCCAGATGTTGGAACTGCCTCTACTGGTATGCTTGTAGCATTTAGTGGTGCAAATGCAATCACAGGACAAAGTTCAAGTGCTTCTGCAACACCAAACACAAGTAATTCAACAACTACAAATGCTGTAGTGTTTGCTTCTGGTTATTCAACACCGGAACTTGTTGCTGATTCAGGAGATATACTTTATGTTGAAGAAAGAAGTCCAATAACGAGGGCGTCAGACCAGACAGAAAATATTAAATTAATTATTGAATTTTAAATAAAGGAATACCATGGCATCTAAAACTGATTTTAATGTTAGTCCTTATTATGATGATTTTGACTCTACGGATAAGTTCCATAGAGTCATGTATCGACCGGCTTATGCCGTTCAAGCAAGGGAACTAACAACTCAACAATCTATTATGCAAGACCAAATTGAGAAATTTGGTGACCATATGTTTAAACACGGCGCAATGGTTGTTCCTGGTCAAATTGAACCAGACTTTCACTACAACGCTGTAAAATTAACTTCATTTAATGGAACATTATCAAACTATAACAGTAACACTTTAACTGGTGGTACATCTGGTGTTGTTGCTGATGTTGTAAATTATGTTGCAACAGATGGTACTGACCCCGACACTTTATTTGTAAAATATAGAAATTCTGGTACAGATAATGCTAGTAATGCATTTACTGATGGTGAAACATTAACTAGTGGCCATGCAGATGCTATGACATCCGTTTGTTCGACAACGACACAAGGCGCCGCTGTTAAAATAGAGGCCGGCACATATTACATTAATGGTTTCTTTGTTGGTGTAACTGAACAAACTTTAATATTAGACAAATACACAAACACTCCAAGTTATCGTATTGGTTTAACAATAACTGAAACTTTTGTTACTTCAACAGACGATACATCTCTACTTGATAACGCAACAGGCTCATCAAATGCAAATGCTACTGGTGCTCATAGATTTAAAATTGACTTAACGCTTGCTAAACTCTCACTCACTTCAACTGCTGATGCTAGTTTTGTTGAATTGCTACGAGTAAACAATGGTACAGTAGTTAATAAAGTTAATACGACACAATATTCTGTTATGGAAGATACTTTAGCAAGACGAACATTTGATGAAAGTGGAGATTATGTTGTTAGAAATTTTGATTTAGACCCAAGAGAACATTTAATAAACGGAACAAATCGTGGCATCTATGCTGCTGGTGCAACTTCTACTGATGGCAATACTGCTGCTGAAAGTAAGTTGGCGTTAGGACTATCACAAGGTAAAGCATATGTTAAAGGATACGAAATTGCAAAACACGGAACAACTTATATTGATGTAAACAAGGCAAGGGACTATGATACTGCTAGTGGTATTGTAACTAGATTTGAACAATTGCCATATGTAAATGTTACAAATCTATATGGTACGCCAGATGTTGGATTTGTAAGTGGTGAAACAGAGGCATTCAAATCAGTTCGATTAGTAGATACTGAACACGGAACAAGAGGAACAGTACAAGTAAATGCTGATGGTACTGTTTACGATATTGGTCGTGCAAAAACTAGAGGTATAGAATATAACGCTGGTACGGCTTCTACTGTGTTTATGTCTACATCATCTGTAACAACTAACACATACAAACACTATCTCTTTGATACTGTTATGTTTGCTCACATCAACTGTGTGGGCGCTATGTCGGGTGCTTTAACCGCTGGCGATACATTAACTGGCGGAACTTCAGCTGCAACAGGTATTGTTGAGAGTGTTACAACAGTCGGTTCAGCAGTAATTACAGGAGCAACATCCGCTAATCCTGTTGTTGTAACTTGTTCAGGCGGTCATACATTTAAAGAAGGACAACAATTAACAATTTCTGGTGTTTCTGGTATAACAGACATTAACGCAACTTGGACTTGTAAAGACCCAACGGCAACAACATTTAAACTATTTCAGGCGGCAACTTCTGCAATTGGTGATTCGGGAACACAGCCTGCAACGGTTGATGGTTCTGGATATAGTTCTTTTTCTGGCTCTGGTGGAGTTGCAAAACATGATGTCATAGTTCTTTCAAATGTGAAGGGAACATTTAGTGATGGAGAAACAATTACTGCGCCAACTAATTCAAGAACAGGAACAGTTCAGTATAGTGCTTACAGAGCAAAAGGATTTGTGCAAAAAGAATTTAATCAAACTAAAGGTATTTCAATGGCGGGCAGTCCAACATATACTGCTGATGTTGACTTAACTTCAACTTATGGTTCTCAGAAAACATTAACAGGAACAATTACTGCCGCTAATGGTGCAACAGCAGTTTATGGATTTGGAACACGATTTACAAGTGAATTAAGAATTGGTGATGAAATTACTTACACAAGCGATGCTAATGCAACTCTAACCAAAATTGTAGAAAGTATTGCTTCAGACACACAATTAGAACTTACTGCCACTAGTACGGCGACAACAAAAGTAAGTTTTATTCGCAAAAGAACAAAAATTCAATCACCAACTAATGATAAATTATTATTTAAGTTACCACATAATGTAGTTAAGACATTATTGACTGACGACAATTCTAGTGTGAGTGATACAAGCTTCAAGATAAGAAGGCAATTTGTTTCCACACTATCTAGTTCTGGTACTGCAACACTAACTGCTGGTACAAACGAGATATTTACTGCACACTCAGAAAATGACTTTACGGTTTCTGTGATGACAACAGGCGGTGGTGGCACAGGCGCTGTTGGAGATGTTGTAACTCTTGCAAGTGCAGGCGACTTTACTCTTGGCGGTTCTCCGACAGGAAAAACTTTAGCAATAGATTTAGGAAGTGGTTGGAATGGACATAAAATTAAGATTCTTGCTACTGTTTCTGCTTCAGTTGTTGGTGCAAAAACTAAAACCGCTGTAGAAAATGCAACAAACACGGATTACAGCACATCAGCGCTTGCGACATTAAATGAAATTAACTTGAAATTTGCTGATGTATATTCAGTTGCTAGTGTTAATATGGCCGCTGATTTTAGTACAGCCGCAACAACAAGTGATATAGATATTTCAAACAGATTTACCTTAGACACCGGACAGAGAGATAATTTCTATGATGTTGGTCGACTAGTAAGAAAGGCGGGCTCTATAGACCCAACAGGAAGATTACTAATTACATTTAGTTATTACTCTCACGGTACTGGAAACTTCTTTAGTGTTGATAGTTATTCTGGTATCGGTTATGGTGATATTCCATCATATACTTCTGATGTTACAGGAGAAAAATTTGAGTTGAGAGATTGTTTAGATTTCAGGCCAAGGGTTGATAATGCTTCAACAATTGATGCTGGCGCTCAAGATAGGTCATTTGATGGCACAGGCGCCTCAGTAATCGAAATGGCGAAAATTAATGCAGATGTTACTGCTGATTTAGAATATTATTTAAGTCGTAGAGATAAAATCTTTATGGCATCCAATGGCGATTTCAAAGTTATTTCCGGCGCACCGGCAGTCAATCCTATTGAACCAGAAGGTATTGCAGATGCTATGTTGTTGTATAAGATGCTTGTACCTGCATACACTTTCAAAACAAGTGATATTAAGATTCGACCTCAAGATAATAGACGCTATACAATGAGAGATATCGGTCGTATGGAGAAACGATTATCGAATGTTGAATACTATACTCAACTATCTTTATTAGAATCAGAAGCACAGAATATGCAAATACAAGATGCTGATGGTTTTGATAGATTCAAAAATGGTATCATAGTAGACAACTTTACAGGTCATGGAATTGCTGATGTAACTGATTCTGATTATTCGGTTTCAATGGATATGGCAAACGGAGAATTACGACCTGCGTTCCATCAAGACAATGTAAATTTAATAGAATCTGATAGTTCGTTAGCAAATAGTACAGCAATGACTACTGCTATTAGAACTACTAACGGTTATCAAAAAACTGGTGATTTAATTACACTACCTTATACAAGCGTTTCTTATGCAGAACAACCTTATGCAAGTACAACTGCTAATTTACAACCATTTAATGTAATTGATTATGTAGGAACAATGACACTTGACCCAGAGATGGATGAGTGGATGGCAACCGAAACTTTGCCTGAATTACAAATTGATATGCCAGGAACATTTGACACTTTAACAGACCTTGCTGCTCAAGGAGTATTAGACTTAAATTTTGGTACTGTTTGGGGTAACTGGAACGATACTTGGTCAGGCTCGGTTGATGAAGTTAATAGGACATCAAATATTGATGGTGGTTGGGGTTGGCGAAACAGGCGTACAACAATCACAACTGAACAGCGGGTTGGTCAACAGCGTGCTGGTATTCGTACAGGATTAATTCCAAACGCTGTACAAACAAGTTTTGGTGATAGAGTAGTAAGTGTTGCGTTTGCACCATTTATTAGAGAAAAGACTATTACATTTACTTCTATGGATATGAAACCTTTGACAAGAGTTTATCCATTCTTTGATGGTATTGATGTTTCATCTTATGTAACTCCGACAGGTAGTACAGCCGGCGCAGCCTTGACAACGGACTCTGCTGGAACAGCAACAGGAACTTTTGCAATTCCTGATGCGGCTGATACAAGTAAACCAAAATGGAGAACAGGAAGTAGAGCATTTAGATTAACAAGTAGTTCAACAAATACTTTAACGGGAGATGTGTTTACTTCGGCCGAATCAACTTATGTGGCAAAAGGATTAATACAACAAGTTCAAGAAACTGTTGTTTCTACTAGAGAAGCTCAGGTTTCAAGAGAAGATGTATCTGAGGACCAAACCATAACAAGAACAGATGTTAATGTCGTGAATACTCAAGTGTGGAGCGGTACTCGTCCACACAGACATCCAAATAGGGATCCTTTAGCACAATCTTTCTTAGTTGATTCTACAAACGGTTTGTTTGTTACAAGTGTTCAATTATATTTCTCTAGTAAATCAAGTGCAACACCAGTACAAGTTCAAATAAGAACAATGGCTAATGGTTATCCAACACAAACAATTGTTCCATTTGGTCAAGTCTTTGTAGACGCCGCTGATGTTAATACTTCAACAGACGCTTCTGAGGCAACAACATTTACATTCCCAAGTCCAGTATTCTTAAAAGAAAATACTGAATATTGTTTTGTCGCAAAATCGAATGACGACACATACACTATATACACAGCGAAGATGGGACAAAGAACACTAGATGGTGATAGATTAATTTCTAAACAACCATATTTTGGCGGAATGTTTAAATCACAAAATGGTAGTACATGGACGGCAGAACAAAACGAAGATATTAAATTTATTCTTAACCGTGCTTCGTTTACAGAAGCAACGACTGGTACTGTATATCTTGTAAATGATGACATTCCTGTTAAGACTTTAAAACAGAATCCACTTACAACAACTTCAGGTTCAGCTGTCGTTACTGTTGCTCATCCAAATCATGGTATGCATAGTACATCAGCAAATGTTACAATTGCCGGTGTTCCTTCGGGTTCGCACAATGGTATTGCACATACAAACCTTAATGGTACATATACAACAATTGGAAATATTAAATTAGATTCTTATACTATTACTGCACAGAATTCTGATACTGCTGATGCAACTGGAGAATGTGCAGGTCTTAGTACTGTAACTGCAACTAGAAATGTTTTATTTGATGTTCTTCAACCGTGTGTTGGTGCAATACAACCGCCTAATACAACAATATCTTCAACAATAAGAACCACAGGTGGTAGAACACTTGAGGCAAGTGAAACAGAATATAGTTTGGATGCGGTTGCAAAACAGAAAACAATTAACTTCAATGAAGATTATTATATGACTGCTCCTGGTATGGTCGCTAGTCCAATTAACGAAACAAATGAAATGTCTAGTAGCAAGTCATTTAGTATGTCGATTGCTATGTCAACACCAGCAGATAATAATAATATTTCACCAGTTATTGATACGGCAAGATTGAGTTTATTCTTGATACAAAACAGATTGAATAATCCAATATCAGGAACCACACCAAACTTTACTGCTGAAACAACAAACACAGGCGGTAGTGCTTCTGCAAAATATATGACCAGACCTGTTATATTGACAAATGATGCTACAGCCCTTGATATTCGAGTTTCCGCTAATGTTCGTTCAACAAGTGCAATTAAAATGTATTATCGTAACACTAGTGCTGAGGACGCAAGAAAGTTAGGCGATGTTGTTTGGACAGCATTTAATTCTGATGGTACTCCTGATACGACTGTTGACCCATCAAAAGATAATGTTACATTTAAAGAACATCAATTTAGTGCGAGTTCTTTGCCTGAATTTACTGCATTTCAATTGAAAGTAGTACTGACTGGAACAAATAGTTCATATCCGCCAATCTTGAGAGATATGAGGGGAATTGCTCTGGCAGTTTAAAACATTATGGTCGATTCTGCTAAAGTTGAAGGACACACAAATTTAGTTAGAGATTTAAAATCTCAAGCAATCATCAACACAGATTCAGATGCTTATGCTCGCTATATGGCGAGAAAGAGAGTACAGAAACAGAGAAATGATGAGTTAAGAGAAGTTATTCGTGATGTAAATGAATTGAAAATAGAAATGAAAGCAATAAAAAACGAATTAATAGAGTTGAGAAATGGCAGATAGAACAGTAGCGGCAGCAGATACGCTAAATTACTTCAGACACGAATTTAACGCCACGGCATCCGATGTGGGTGATATTGCTGATATATTGAGCGCAAGTAGTTATATTGCTTCTTCAACTGATGTTGTTGAGGCGATTGTAGCAATCAACGCTGAACTTCCTGAAATTACGACAGATGCGTTTGTTTTTCCAGCCGCAAGTATGGTTTGGGAAGGTGCGACAGATGATGCTTACGAAACAACTTTAGCATTTACAGACCCAACTGCTGACCGTACATATACTTTTCCAGACGGCGGTGGTAATGTAGTATTACCAGACACTACTGATACACTTACAAACAAAACTTTCACAAGTCCAATAATTACTGGTGGTACTTTTAGTGGTTCATTTACTGGTTCCATGAATATTACAGGAACAGTTTTATCAGGTGCAAGTCCTTTTGTCTTTGAAGGCGCAACTGATGATGGTTATGAAACAACTTTAGCAATAGAGGACCCAACTGCTGATAGAGTTCTTACAATGCCAAATGCCACAGATACAATGATAGGCAAAGCAACTACAGACACAATCTCAAACAAATCATTTGATTTTGGTGGTACAGGTAATAGTATAACAGGCTCTGCATCAGAATGGAACGCCGCACTACAGAGTGATAGTTTTGCTACACCGACTGGTACAGAAACATGGACTAATAAAACTTTTACAAGTCCAGTAATCACTAATGGCACATTTAGTGGTTCATTTACTGGCACCATGGATATTACAGGAACAGTTTTATCTGGCGCAAGTCCATTAGTATTTGAAGGTGCAACTGATGATGCATATGAAACAATTTGGACATTTACAGACCCAACAGCAGATAGAACAATTACTTTTCCTAATGCCACAGATACATTAATAGGCAAGGCAACTACTGATACATTATCTAATAAAACTGTTGATTTGGGGTCAAATACTATAACCGGTTCAATGTCAGAATTTAATAGTGCATTACAAGGCGATAGTTTTATGACATTGGCTGATACACAGACATTGACTAATAAGACTTTTACTGCTCCAACAGCAACAAGTCCTGTTTTAAATACAGGCGTTTCTGGTTCGGCGGTTAAAGATGAAGATAATATGTCTTCCAATTCTGCAACAGCAATAGCGACTCAACAAAGTATTAAGGCATATATTGATGCACAAATAACTGCTCAAGATTTAGATATAACCTCTGATTCAGGCACAATTGCAATAGATTTAGATTCAGAAACATTAACCTTTACTGGTGGTACAGGAATAGGAACAAGCGCTACAAGTAATGCTTTAACAATGGCAATTGATTCTACAGTAGCGACTTTAACTGGAACTCAAACTTTAACGAATAAAACTCTAACAAGTCCGACTATTAACGCTATGACATTTTCATCAGGAACATCAACATCTGGACTTCAAATTGGTGCGAGCGGTATTGTGTTTGAGGGGTCGACTGCTGATGCATATGAAACAACTTTGAATGTAAAAAACCCAACAGTAGATAGAACAATAACAATACCAGATGCAACAATGACTGTTGTAACAACAGCAACACACGCTAGTAAGGCGAATCATATCGTTAGGATTATTGCGTTAGGGGGCTCATCTCCTTCACAGATGAGCTCATTTTAGATGTGATTATGGAGATTATATCAATTAGGATAGATAAATAGTATTATGGCAGATAGAACAGTAGCAACAACAGATACCTTAGACACACTAAGGACGACTTATAACTCAACGGCAGGAGATGTCGGTGATATTTCAGGCGTTACGGGTGCTAGTGGTGTAATCGCTTCAGCAACAGATATTGTTGAGGCTATTACTTTGATGAACACAGAAGTAACTGGTATTAAGACCGGTGCAACTACTTTTGCTTCTTCAATTACTTTTGAAGGTGCAACTGATGATGCTTATGAAACCACACTATCAGTTACAGACCCAACTGCTGATAGAACAATTACTTTTCCTGATGCTACAGGAACTGTCGTAACAACAGCTGCAACACAGACACTAACAAATAAAACTTTGACAAGTCCGACAATCGCTGGTGGTACATTTAGTGGTTCATTCACAGGTACACAAGACCTCACTGGATTAGTTATGTCTGGTGCAAGTCCATTGGTATTTGAAGGTGCTACAGCGGACGCTTACGAAACTACACTAGCATTTACAGACCCAACCGCTGACAGAGTTCTTACAATGCCAAACGCCACAGATACTCTTGTTGGTCGAGCAACTACTGATACATTCACAAATAAAACTATTGATTTAGGGTCAAATACTCTTACAGGTTCTTTAGCAGAGTTTAATAGTGCTCTACAAAGCGAAAGTTTTGTGGGTCTTGCCGCCACTCAAACACTTACAAACAAAACTTTAACAAGTCCAACAATTGCTGGGGGTACTTTTAGTGGAACATTTACAGGCACACAAGATTTAACTGGATTAGTAATGTCTGGTGCAAGTCCTCTTGTTTTTGAAGGCGCAACTGATGATGCTTACGAAACAACTATTGCTTTTACTGACCCGACCGCCGATAGAACAATCACATTCTTTAATGCTACGGACACTCTCGTTGGTCTAGCAACTACTGATACACTAACAAATAAAAGTGTTGATTTAGCAAACAATACTCTAACCGGTTCAATATCAGAGTGGAATACTGCATTACAGAGTAATAGTTTCACATCATTAACTGGTTCAGAAACATTAACAAACAAAACTCTTACAGCACCAACTATTACAAGTGGTGTATTTAATACAGCAATTTCTGGTAGTGCTATACTTGATGAAGATAACATGGCAAGTAATAGTGCAACACAACTTGCAACTCAACAATCAATCAAAGCATATGTTGACGCTACTGTTACAGGAGAAGATTTAGATATAACCTCTGATTCAGGCACAATTGCAATAGATTTAGATTCGGAAACATTGACTATTGCTGGCGGAACAGGACTTACAAGTACAGGCTCAAGTAACACAATAACAATGGCAATTGACTCGACTGTAACAACTTTGACAGGAACTCAAACTTTAACGAATAAAACTCTAACAAGTCCAACATTGAACTCGCCCACCATCACAAGTTTAATTGCTACTGCATTAAATTTAACAGATTCTAGTATTGTGTTTGAAGGCGCAACTGCTGATGCTTATGAAACTACTTTGACAGTAGTGGATCCAACAGCAGATAGAACAATTACAATACCAAACGAAACAGGAACTTTAATTACATCCGCAAGTGCGGCTACTAACGCTTTTTCCACAGCTTTAGCAGCTGCGTTGGGGTAAATCTTATAAATAGTCTTATAAAAAGAAGGAAATAGAAAATGGCACTATCAACAATATCAGGAACAACGGGAATCACAGACGCCACGATTACTTCTGCTAAATTAGCAGATTTTGCGGCAGCTGTCGATTTAAATGGTGTCGAATTAATTTTAGACGCCGACCAAGATACTTCGATAACAGCAGATACAGACGATAGAATCGATTTTAAACTCGGTGGCGTTGAACACATTTCACTTAACAACTCATCTGGTGATACGGTTATTAAACCGATGGTTGATGGCAAAGATATCGTATTTCAACAGTATGACGGCAACAAGATACTAGAAATCAATGATGGCAACTATGTTGCGATTAGTGGTGCGGCTGCAGGTCCTGGTGAATTAAGATTTTACGAAGATACGGACCTTGGTACAAACTATACAGGATTCAAGGCAGGTAATGCTACTGCTTCAGTATCGTATGTTCTTCCTCTTGCAGACGGAACAGACGGTTATCAATTAACAACAGACGGTTCAGGAACTTTATCTTGGGCGGCCGCAGGAACAACTTTATCGGGTTCAACAAATAATACTGTGGTAACTGTTACTGGCGCAAATGCTTTGGCTGGCGAAGGAAATCTAACATTTGATGGTTCAACTCTTGCTGTAACCGGTGCGGCTACAGTTAGTAGTACATTATCTGCAACAACGATTACTGCTTCAACTGCTTTTGTTCCAGATGCTTCAGACGGTGCCGCTTTAGGTACAACTTCACTAGAATTTTCAGATTTATTTTTGGCAGATGGCGCTGTAATTAGTTTAGGCGATGATGATGATGTAACTCTTACTCATGTTGCTGATACTGGTATTCTTTTAAACAGTACAATGGCTATTCAGTTTAATGATGCTTCACAATATATTAATGCTCCAAGTAATGCTATTTTAGATATTAACGCAACAGACGAAATCGAACTCAATGCAACTCTTGTAGATGTAAATGCAAACTTAGATGTATCTGGTACAATCACATCTGGTGGTGTCGTAACAGGTACAGCGTTTACTGCTGGTAGTGCTGTTCTTGCTGAGGCAGAATTAGAATTATTAGATGGGTTAACTGCTGGTACAGCAATCGCTTCTAAAGTAGTTACTACAGATGCAAATATAGATTCAACAGGAATGAGAAATTTAACTATTAGTGGAACATTTTCTGATGGTAATTATACATTTGATACATCTGGTAATGTTTCAGGTTTAGGAACGATTGGTTCTGGTAATATTACATCTTCAGGAACAGTACAAGGAACAACAATTACAGCAACTACTGCTTTCGTACCAGACGCTTCTGGCGGCGCTGACTTAGGAACAACTGCATTAGAATTCAATGACGCCTTCTTTAATGATGGCGCTGTGATTAATTTTGGCGATGACCAAGACACAACATTAACCCATACGGATGGAACCGGTTTAACTTTAAATAGTACAAATAAACTTTGTTTTAATGATGCTTCACAATTTATACACGGTTCTAGTAATGCCGTATTAGATATAGGAGCAACAGACGAAATAGAACTTACGGCTACCTTAATTGATGTAGTAGGAAACTTTACTAACTCAGGAACAATTGTTTCTGCTGGAACTATTTCATCTACTGGTGATACTACTATAACTAGTGGCGATTTAGTCTTTGCAACTGCTGGTAAAGGAGTTTGTTTAGGGGTAACAAGTAATACAGATGCAAATACTCTGGATGACTATGAGGAGGGAAGTTTTTCTCCTACTTGGGCTCCGTCAACCTCTGGCTCAATCGTTACTAATGGCACATATACTGGCGGAATTTATACGAAAGTAGGTAATCTTGTAACTATTGCTTGGAGATTATATACAAATAGTGTTAGCAGTCCTGTTGGTCAAATAACAATAGCTGGTTTACCCTTTACTATACGAAGTGGAGCATATGCTGCACCTAAGGTAATTTTTCCATTACAAGGTTTATCTGCTAATCTTACTGGTGACCCTGTAGGTACACTTCAAGGTAATACAGCTACTGTATTAGTTGGGGACCACCTTTGGGGTATAGCAGAGGGTGGTTCAAACCTTGCTGATAAATTTGATAGCGATGTGTGGAGTACCGGCACATTTTCATATTTCACTTAATTATGCTTAGTGGATTCTAGGCACAGACATTTAATAACAGGAGAAAATAATGGCATTTAGTAAAACAGTAGTAGAAGATGTAATAGAAGTTTTAGAATTAGGACAATTACAAGTTCGTACTAAAACAACAGTATTAGAAGATAGTGTAGAACTATCATCATCATTTCATAGGCATGTTGTAGTACCATGTACATATAATGGTAGTGCTTGGGTTGATACAGATACTTCAGCAATGTCTGCTCGAGTACAGGCGTTGGCAACAGCAACTTGGACCGATGCAACTGTGGCGGCTTATAAGTCCGCAGTCGGTACAGGATAACTTAGAATTAAAACACATAAATATAAGAACAAAAAAAGGAAAATAACATGGCTAACGATTTTAAAAGAATATGCACACCTGATATAGGAACAAGTTTAACTACAATATATCCTGTACCTGCTGGTTCAGGAGCAGCGGCACTTGAATCAATCGTTATCGGCATAACAATGGCAAATAAGACTACTTCGGGTGTAACTGTAAGTATTTTTATTGACAACGAAGATGGTTCAAATGATGTCTATATTGTCAAAAATGCCAGTATTCCTGCAGGCGCTTCTTTAGAAGTGATGGCGGGTAATAAGTTGGTGTTGATGAATGATGGTTCAAACGCAGACAATCTAGAAGCGTCTGCTAGTTCTGCCAATGCAGTAGATGTAACGGTTTCTGTACTCGAAGATGTATAAACTATAGGATAAAAAATGGCACTTACAAAAGCAACACTCATTGACCTAAATGCTAATGAGTTGATATTAGACTTAGATGCTGATACAAGTATAACAGCAGATACAGATGATACAATTCATTTTAAGATTGCAGGCTCAGATGAGATAACAATAACGGCGGCTGGGTTATCACCAGCATCAGCCGATGGAAACGCCCTAGGAACGGCCGCTCTCGAATGGTCAGACCTGTATTTGGCAGATGGTGCTGTAATTAGTCTTGGCGCTGACCAAGATGTTACATTGACCCATGTTGCTGATACAGGAATATTGCTTAATTCTACAATGGCAATCCAATTCAATGATGCTTCGCAATACATCAACGCACCAAGTGCTACTGTATTAGATATTAATGCAACTGATGAAATTGAATTAAACGCAACGCTAGTGGATGTAAATGCAAATTTAGATGTGTCTGGTACAATCGTTGCTGCTGGGGCATTAACTGCCGCAACTTCGATTACTGTTGGTAGTGCTGCTCTTACAGAAGCAGAATTAGAATTATTAGATGGTTTAACTGCTGGTACGGCTATCGCTTCTAAAGTGGTTACTACAGATGCGAGTATAGACACAACTGGTCAAAGAAACCTTACAATTACGGGTGTTATGACTGGCGCTACCTTAGAAGCAACAGGTGATACTTCGGCGAGTGATAATGCCGCTATCGGATATACTGCTGCTGAAGGACTTATTCTAACAGGACAAGGCTCTACTAATGATGTAACAGTCAAGAATGATGCCGATGCTACTGTAATTTCAATTCCAACAGGAACAACAGGCGTAACCTTTGCAGGAACTATTGGTTCTGGTGCAATAACATCAACTGGTGTGGTTACAGGCACAGGATTTACAATTGGTAGTGCTGTAATTAATGAAGCAGAATTAGAAACTATTGATGGCATAACGGCGGGTACTGTTATTGCTAGTAAGGCATTAGTTGCTGATGCAAATATAGACATTACAGGCGGCCGTAACATAACAATTTCAGGCGAATTAGATGCTGCAACTGGTGATTTCTCTGGTGCAGTTGATGTTGCAGGTGCATTTTCACTTGCTGGTACAGCAATTACAACAACAGCCGCTGAAATCAATTTAATAGATGGTGGTACCGCAAGAGGTACAGACGCCGTTGCTTCTGGTGATGGTATTCTTATCAATGACGGCGGCACAATGAAAATGACCAATGTTGACACCGTTTCTACATATTTTTCTAGTCATAATGTTGGTGGTGCTGCTATTGTTACTACTGGTGCATTAGACTCTGGTTCAATCACATCAGGATTTGGTGCAATCGATAACGGAACATCAGGAATAAGAAGCGATACTATAACAGCGGAAACCGCCTTTGTTCCAGACGCTAATGATGGCGCTGACATAGGTACTACTTCATTAGGATTTAATGATTTATTCCTTGCAGACGGCGGTATAATTAAACTTGGTAATGACCAAGATGTTACTTTAACTCATGTTGCCGATACTGGTATTCTTTTAAACAGCACAATGGCAATCCAATTTAATGATGCCTCACAATATATTAATGCGCCTAGTAATGCTATACTTGATATTAATGCTACAGACGAAATCGAATTAAACGCAACGCTAGTGGATGTTAATGCTAATGTTGAAATTTCAGGTACAGCATCAGTTGGAGGTGTATTAACCACAAGTTCTGCTATAAGTGGTTCAACTGCTGAATTCTCTGGCGCTGTAACAATACAAGGCGCCGTTATTATTAATGAAGATTCTGCTGATGTAGACACCAGAATTGAATCTAATGGTAATACTCATATGATATTTGTAGATGGCGGTAGTGACCATGTAAACATTGGAACATCATCTGATTTAGGTGGTACCTTAAATGTTAATGGCATTATTTATGGTCCATCAGATGTTGGTTTAAATGCTGGTGATAAAATTAGTTGGACTAATGATACTGATACGAGGTTTCATGTCAATGGTAACGAAGAAATGCGACTTGAGGCTGATGGTGACCTTCATGTTGATGGAGATGTTATTGCTTATTCAACTACTATTTCAGATGCAACATTAAAATATAATATTAACCCAATTGAATTTGCCTTAGATAAAGTCAAACAACTTAAAGGTGTTACATTCAATTACTTTAAAGATAATAAAGAGTCAGCAGGTCTACTTGCACAGGATGTTGAAAAGGTTATGCCTTCAGCTGTATCAGAAAGGAAATTACCTCTCCATACTGGTGATGAAAAAGCATACAAAACATTACACTATGACTCGATACACGCCTTGTTAATCGAATCAATCAAGGAACTAACGACTAAGTTAGAAGAATCAACTAAAAGAATTGAAACATTGGAGAATAGATAATGGCATATATAGGAAAACCCCCAGTAAACGGATTTCATACAAAACAGTCGATTACTGGTGATGGAAGTACAACATCCTTTGCATTAACTGTTTCGGTTTCAGACCCTTCTTCATTAATCGTATCTGTCGGCGGTGTGGTGCAGGAACCAGGTGCCGCATATTCACTATCTGGTGGCGGGTCTAATATTGTTTTCTCAGAAGCGCCGTCATCTACAGATACTACATATGTCCAATTTTTAGGAACTGCGATAGTTCAAAATAATTTTGATACTAATGGTGCTGAATTAATTTTAGATGTTAATGGCAACACATCTCTACACGCCGATACTGATGACGAGATTGACATTAAAGTTGGCGGCTCAGATAGAAGTACAATCAAGGCAACCGGTTATCATAATTTAGACAGTATTAAATTCGTTGCCGGTACTGGCGATGATATGCAAATGTACCATGATGGTACAAACTCTTATTTAACAAATGCTACAGGTGCTTTAAAAATTGCAACAGAAACATCTGGCATTGCATTAACTATTGGACACACAACTTCTGAAGTAACTTTTGGAGATAATGTAACTGTTACAGGTAACTTAACGATTGGCGGAACTACAAGTTTTGGTGATTTTGATATCACAAATGTAGGAAGTCTTGCACTTGACACAATTACAAATGACGGCACAGACATTACATTAGATTCATCTGGTGATATTATATTAGACGCTGGTGGTAATACAGTATTCTTAAAAGATTCTGGAACAACTTTCGGAAGTTTAGATAATTCATCTGGCGAATTAGTCATTAAATCTGGTTCTTCTCCAACAACTGCATTAACCTTTGCTGGTGCAAACGCTACTTTTGCAGGAACATTGGGTGTTACAGGAATAGCAACATTTACCGGCGTACCAGTTTTACCAGCAAACACAATTGACTCTGCTCACTATGTTGACGGAAGTATTGACTTAGCACATATGAGTGTTAATTCGATAGATTCTGACCAGTATGTGGACGGTTCAATCGATACAGCACATATTGCTGATAATCAAGTAACACTAGCGAAGATGGCTGGACTCGCAAGAGGAAAAATCATTTACGGTGATTCAAGTGGGGATCCTGCAGCATTAACTGTTGGCGGTGACGGAACAGCACTTATGAGTGATGGAACAGATGTTTCTTGGGGTGTTGCTGGAACTTCATGGCAAGCTGTTGTAACGGGTGCAACAACAATGGTTGCAGGCCGAGGATATTTTGTTAATACAACCTCTTCAGCATTTACAATGACATTACCGGCTTCTCCTAGTTTGGGAGATACTGTTCGTATTATTGATTATGCAGGAACATTTGATAGTAATACTTGTACGATTGGAAGAAATTCAGAAAAGATTGCTGGTGCAAGTGCAGATATGACAGTTACAACAGAACGAGCGGCGCTTACATTAGTTTTTACAGATTCAACTCAAGGTTGGTTACTGGCTGAAAAATAATAGAGAATTATAAATAAATTAAAAGAGGGAAATAAAAATGGCAACATACAAATCACTAAAATATGATATTGGTGCAGAAATATCTGGCGCAGATTCAAGAGCCAATGCTATTGATAGTGCCCAGTATGTTGACGGAAGTATTGATAATGCTCACCTGGCAGCTAACTCTGTAGATTCTGACCAATATGTAGATGGTTCAATAGACACAGCACATATCGCTAATGACCAAATTACGGCTGCTCTAATGGCAGACAATAGTATTGATTCTGATATGTATGTGGACGGAAGTATTGATACTGCTCATATTGCTGCAGACCAGATTACATCTGCATTGATTGCTGATGACCAGATTGATTCAGAACATATTGTAGATGGTTCAATTGATTTAGCTCATATGAGTTCTCAAAGTGTTGATGAAGATAATTTATATATTTCCAATTCTGGAAGTAATGGACAGTACCTTAGTAAACAATCTGGGAACAATGGTGGATTAACTTGGGCAACAGTTTCATCAGAGGATTATATTCCCGATGGTTCTGTTATGTGTTTCTTCCAATCAGCAGCACCAACAGGATGGACAAAACTTACTTCTCAGAATGACAAAGTATTAAGAGTTGTTTCTGGAAATGGTGGTGGCACAGGTGGTGATTGGGCAATGTCTGCTGGTGAAACAACATCTTCAGATGGTGCTCACACTCACACAGGAGCAGCACATACTCACACAGGTGCGGCTCACACTCACACAGGGGGTTCTTTAGCTGCTGGAGCACATACTCTAAGTACATCAGAGATGCCAGCTCATACTCATACAACTCCCTTATATAACGGAGGATGGCAGTATGGTTGGGGTCACGGAGCAGCATTAGCAAATCCAGCTTCTGTAAAAGAAAATGACCCTACTTCAAGCACAGGTGGAGGCGGTTCTCACTCACACAGTTTGTCAGGAACTTCAGCATCAACAACTCCAGGAGCAGGTGGCTCAACAACCCCAGGTTCAGGTAGTTCAAATGGAGCACACACACATACAATAGCTGCACCACAGTATATTGATGTTATAATTTGTAGTAAAGACGCATAGGAGATAATATGGCAACATTAACAATAATTAAAGATGACAAGTTTGTATCAGTAGATGGCGAAGGATTAACGCTTGATGCAGTTGTATTAGCAGCAAATGTTCACGCAATACAGTTTGATGGTACAAATGGCCATATTGAATATAATGATGGTACACCAAATGAATCTATAACAAGCATCTCGGATTACTCCACTATTACAGATGACCACGCAACTTTAAAAGCAGCTAATGCTACAGCAGCCTCGGATGCTGCAACTGAAACGGCAACAGAAGAAGCCAAATATGGTTGGAAAAGACTACAAGAATATCCATCAATAGAAGAATGTGTTCACGCAATTCTTGATGATGAATTAACAGCACTTCAAGTTAAAAGGCAAGCAGTAAAGGATAAATACCCTAAATAATATAACTTAGGAATGAGAAGTAAACCACTCTTTGCTTGACAAATCCTCTATAGTATAGTATAATAGTGAATAAAAAGATTATGGAGGAGTTATGCCTAAAGGCAAGAAAGATTTAGAAGTAGTTTTTACTTGTCCTCTCGGAAGCGAATGTGAGGAGATAAAAGACAATAAAATTCACAGATGTATGTGGTACACAAAGCTAGTTGGTAGGGATGCAAACACAGGTGAAATGATAGATGATTGGTCGTGTGCTATATCTTGGATGCCAACATTACAAGTAGAAATGTCTAATACTAGTAGAAGTACTTCACAAGCTATTGAAAGTTTTAGAAATGAAACAGTTAAAGGTCAGAAAGAATTTAACAGCTTGATTGGAAATGAAGTTAAGAAGAAACTTACATGAATACTACAACAACAGAGTTAGACAATAGTATTTATATTGCCAATGTAATGTTTCCCGATGAGTCATGTGATGAAGTTATTGATATTTTTGAAAACAAATCAAAGTTATTTCCAGAAAATCATTTTCTTAAAAACGCTGATGGTTTATATAGAAAAGATAAAGCCTGTTTTTTAGATGACTTTGAGATATGTTTATATTCAGATATTGGAAATTTCGGTCTTGTTTCCGACATTAATAATTATTTAAATGAGGCCTTAGAAGAATATTGTAATCATTTTGAATCAGTAAGAAGGATTTCACTAAGAAGTACAAGACAGAAGTTACAAAAAACTCAAAAAGGTGGTGGCTATCACAACTGGCATTCTGAACAAGAAAATATAGATAGTGCAGTTCGTGTATTAACTTGGTCTATTTATTTAAATGATGTTGCAGAAGGTGGAGAAACAGAATTTCTTTATCAAAGTAAAAGAATTAAAGCTAGGAAAGGCAAGATACTTATTTTTCCGTCTGCCTTTACACATGTACATAGAGGTAATCCTCCTTTATCGGGAGACAAATATATATTAACAGGTTGGTGGAATATTTTTTAATGACTAATAGAAGTCAACCTAAAGGAATTAAATAATGGCACTATCCGATTTTATTGAAGTGTACGAAAACGCATTTTCAGATGAAATATGTGATGCTGTTATAAAACAATTTGAAACATCTATTAAAACTGGTGCTTCTGTTCGAGAATATTCACCACAGATATATAGAGAAGATTCTGTTCTCTATCTGAACGAGCCTAATATGCCTCTTACTGCTGAATTTAATCAACAGCTTGTTCGTATAACCGACTCATATGTAAATAAATACTCAACATTAAAATCATTAAATACAAAGTCTTTTCTTGTGCTGGTACAGAAAACAAAGCCAAGCGAGGGTTATCACCTATGGCATTGTGAACAGGCTTCTATAGACACCTCAAGTAGAATTATTGTTTGGACAGTTTATTTAAATGATGTAGATGAAGGTGGGGAAACAGAGTTCCTTTATCAACAAAGAAGAATAAAGCCATCTAAAGGAAGTTTGTGTTTATTTCCAGCATCTTGGACACATACACATAGAGGAAACCCGCCAATATCCAATACAAAATATATTGCAACAGGTTGGTTTTACTTATATTAAATGAAGAAGAATATAATTTATTGGTCGTATATTGATACAGAACAGCAGATAAGAGCTGAAGAACCAGTGCCTATATTCTCTAATTATTGGAAGGATAAAGATGTAAAAGGATTGGGATTAGAATATTCAAAATGCCCAGCCTTTCGAGATTTATTACATAATACTTTTGGTTTAAAGTCTTTGTATGATTATGATTTAAAATTTAAAGATGGAGATGTAAAATCTTCAATGTTCGACCAAGATTTCTTTGGAGAGAAGGTTCTTATTAGAAATATGGAATCTCGACTTGCTTCTTTCGGTCTGAGATATATTTTGATAGCTGAAGATGATAGTTTAGAAATGGAATATCTGCCATCTTTCCTAGAAAATAATAATTTTAATTCAACAACTCAACTAATTCCAGCAGTTATGGATATAGGTAAATATGTGAGGATGTTAGATTGTGCATTTCATTGTAGAAAAAATAAGATGGAAATTAGAGAAGATGATATTTATGCTTATGTTAAATTTAAAACAAACAATGAAATAGAGTTTCAGAGATTTTTATGGAATGAGGAAATAAACAAAATTATAAGCGATGTACAAGTTGGTGTCAAAACCTATAGACGGAAAACCTTTAAACCATTAGATTGGTATTACAAGAAACAACAAGCAATAAAAACCAAACAGCGGGTGCTTAAATTAGTTAAAGAAAATTTATTATGATAAACAATGTTGGATTATCCTTATCTTTTAACACCAGACAATGAAGGTTTTGAGTATAAATATAAATATATTATAAATATAAAAAAAAGGATACGCTATGGGCACATATTTAGGACAAGGACCGTTTAAAGAGTTTTCTTCTTCGCCAACGAAGGACCTTTTTACTGGTGACGGAAGTACAACAACATTTGATTTAGGAAATGAAGTTGTT